GTCTGAGTCGATCTCCATGCCTCCGAACTTCTCGGGGTCGAGGAGGCCGAGCGACTTGATCGCGGACGACTTCCCGGATCCGGGAGGGCCGGAGATGAGGTAGGCCTTCTTTTCTTGCTTGGCGGCCCCTTTCCCGAACAAGTCTCGAGCGATCGAGTTCCGGAGCGCCTCGCGTTCTGGTGTCGCGACATGGCTCGTGTCATCGAGGCCGGTCGCTTTCTTGAAATCCTCGCGGAACTGGGCTTGAGCTTTTCGGAGCCGCATGATCTCCGGAGTGTCCGCGTCCGTGACCCGCTCGAGCTTTTCTCCCTTCTGCTCTGGTCCCGTCTTGACCTCGAGCGCCGTGTCGACCTTCATCGCCGCCTTATAGTGCGAGTTGAGACGGTCATAGTGCTCCTGGTCAAGGTGAGGGAGCCGGTCGAAGTCGGCATGAAGCGAACCGATCGGTTTCGACACTGGCTCCCCGACTTTGTTCCGCTCGAGGAACCCACCGGGCCGGACGTGGACTCCATCGGGTTTATAGTCCGCTTGGGTCTCGGTCGTGCCTGTCTGTTTAGAGTTTTCAGCTTTCTGTTTAGGGGACTCTGACTTTTGTTGAGCCTCGCCGCCTTCGCCTTTCGAAACGAATTTCCCGTCGGATCCGTGCTCGTGACCCTTGTCGTCTTCGACTAGCGCTATCTTGTCGAGGAGGTCGTTGAGCAAGGTCTTGATCGGAGCGGCCGTATCGAGGGTGACGACGGCCTCCCTGAGCGCGACGATGGCCGCGCGTCGACGTTCGGAGAGGTCTGGTTTCGGCGAGAACTTGTTGACGAGGGCGTCCGCGTCCTTGCCTCCTCCCTCTCCGCCGTCTGATTGGCCGTCCTGACCTCCGGAGCCTCCTTGCTGACCCGCCGCGAGCCGTTGTTGGGCCGTCTGCATGAGACGTTGAGCCAACCGCTTCCCACTGACGGAGATCGTCGGGAAACCTTTGTCGGTAAGGATCTTCGAATAATCGAGGTAGATCAGGTTCCCGTCTGCGTCCGTGAGCGGCTCTCCGCTCGAGAGAAGGGTCACTAGGGTCGCGAGGATCGTTTTGGTGACGTTGGTGTCGATCGGTTCGGCATACGCGCGGATCGGAGGCGAGTCGACCCCGAAGTTCCATATCCTCCACCAATCGACAAACTCGTTGATGACGATCATGATCCCGTCGAGGTCGGACTCTACATTTTGGAGATGGAGGGTGATCTTCTCGTCTGCTCCCTGGTCTCCGAGCCCGCCGACCTTGACGGTGTCCGCGCTAGCCGCCTCGTTGACTCCGGTCGCGAGCCGGATCTTCTGGTCGACCAGGCTGATCATGTCGGTGTACCCAGGAGTCGACGCGGGAGGCGAGACGACCTCGAGGCCCCACTTCGCGACCCCGTCATCATGCGTGTTGCTCGGAACCGCGCCGATCGAGCGGCTCATGAGCGACTCGGCCCACTCGAGCGCGATGTCGGCGTTCTCGACCGGCGTTTGGTTCTCGGAAAGGATCGTCCGGCCGAGCGGGTACTTGGCGATGATCTTCCCGTTCGCGAGATAGCGGCCGTAGTCTCCCATCGACTCGTAAAGGTCGAGGGCGAGGTCGATGAACGGGATAGCACCTTTCGAAATCGGTACCCCGTGGTTTTGGTCGTACTCCTTGTGGTTGGTATAGATGAACGCTTGAGGAAAATGGACGTCTTGTTGCTCGGCGAGAACCATTTGGCGTATCCCTCGAAAGTCGCCGGTGAGCGTGTCGATGAGGATCCGGCAATCGCGCGGGTCGAAGTGATGGAACCGCTTCACGGCCCAAACATACGGATAGTAGCGCTCAGTTTTGCCTGTGCTCCCTCCCGCGTCTCCTTTGGCTCCCTCGTTTGCGGAGACGACGACGTCAAACTTTGGGGTTATCCGAGGGCTGAAAGAGTGCCATCCAAACGACTTCGAACCGATCATCGTTTGGCGGATGAGGTCGGGGAGGAGCGGCCCGAGGATTTGGGACGCGAGCTCCGCGGCGGATGAGTCGTCGCATGAAAAATGGATGTTCGCTCGGCTCGCGGGGATCGCCGTCGCTTGGATCGCGTCCCAAACCACGGGATACCATCGAGCTCGGTCGTAATCGGTATACGAGACGTTGTCGACCCTCGCGGCCATTTGGATGCGGTCGGGAGAGTTGAGCGTGGATCCCTGACGCGCGAAGGGGACATAGCGCTGGTCTCCTGTCCGCGGGATAGCTCGAGTCGGAGGATGTTCGACTTTCCATGGCCTCGTGACCCATGCGATCGAGCGCTTTGTTCCTTGTGTGAACCTCGAGAACCAACCGGCCATGATTGACCGGAATTATAGCCCCACTTGAAACGAACATCTTAGAAACGACGAAGGCCGCCCCGAAGGACGGCCCGCCGCTCGTGCAAGGACACGCATGGATGAACATCGACCACTCCCGTTGTCGACTCGAGGACTATACCTTCTCAGGGAGCGCCTTTTGGTCGTCCGTTCCCGCCATGCGCCTCTCGGTCGCGTTCCCTGCAATTTGGACGATGAGTTGGTTCAGCGTGACCTCTTGGCCGTGTTTGTCCCTCATGACCTCGCCGCCGGTGGTCACGTCGACCCGTTCTTTCCATCCTCCTCGAGCCTTGAGGATGAAGATCCCCGCGGTCACGTTCCCGTCTAGCGCTTGCTTGAAAAGCGAGTCCGCGACCATCCTGATCATCTCAGGGGTCGCGGAGTTGATCTCTTCCCGGTAGTGCTTCCGAAGGGTCGGCTCGGAGATCTTGAGTACTCCCGCGATCTCCGTTTGAGGGATCCCCCATTTGACCATCGCTTTGACCGTCTCCCGGTCTCGCTCGGTTGGTTTGTGTGCCTTCGGCCGCGCCATGAGGTTTGATTATTCTCGTTTCTTAGGCAATAGCGCGGTGACGATGTTTCGAAGGTCTCTGATATGTTCGTCCTTGGCCGTCACGATCGGCTCGGTGTCGGGCCTCCCGCTCGGCCTTATACCGAGGTTCCAAAGTTGATCCATGAGCGATTGCGTGAAGTCTTCCCGCTGGTCTATCCTGACCTCGAGGAAGGGATCCACAACATAGGCTCCCTCGGTCTGCTTTGACCAAGAGCCGTCATTCTTGAGGGCGTAAAGTTCGTTAGTCGAGCTATGTCTCGCCACGACAAAAAACGAGTCCGTCATCCTCGAGTAAGACCGCTCGATGAGGACTCGAAAGTGTGCGAGCTCCGCGGCCGTGACGTCCTTACTCAACTTGGCCACCTCGATTCGAGCATCTCCTTCCTCACGACGTCAGCGTCCGGGACTGACTCGTCGCGGATCGAGACCTTACGATCGGCGTCGAGCGGTTCCCCGAGCATCGCCGCGACGAACGACCGAGGGAGCGGGTTGGTGAACCGCATCGGCCGTGCTTTCTTTTTGTTGGCGCAAACATCGCGTTTGAGTTGGTCATCGGGAAAGGGTTTCAGGTTCGAAGCTTCATCGATGAGGGTCGGTTCCCATCGCATAGTCCTCGAGTTCCATCGCGCATTTTCCATCAAAACAACCCCGAAAGGTCTGGAACCATGGTCGAAACCGGTTTGGGATCGTCATCAAACAACCCTGAAAGGTCTGGTTTAGGTGACTCGAGCGGTTTCTCGCCGAGGATCCGATGGGCGGCCTCCTCGAGCTCGAAACCTCGGAGGTACCGTCCGTTAGCCCTTGCCCGGTCGTAGGCCTCGATGATCTTCTTGACGGCCCCGGTCGACTTGACCCAGTCGACCCAGTCGGCTCGAGGGGTGAGGCCTGGTTTGTCTAGGTCGATTTCGGCGGCGAAACCGATGTTAGCGACTTCGACAAACGCTTTCTCGACTTCGGGATCCTCCATGTCGAGGATGGTCATGAAGGAGAGTATCCGGTCGACCAAGCCTCCGACCGACGAGTCGCAGAAACGCATGTCGGTGATCCGCTCGGCCCGTAGGGTTTGGAGGATCTCGTCCTTCGCCTCTTTGGCCATGGCCTTGAGCCAATCGGGGAGCGACCCCTTGATCCCGATCGAGCCGTCGTCCTTGATGTAGACCTTTTCGCCGGTGTGGTCGAAGGTGACGAAGCGGATGAGCCCGAGCGCCGAGGCTGAACCGTCGAATCCGGGGAACGTGATGATGTCGTGGAAGTGTGTTCTCATGTGTGTCCTAATAGTCTAGTTGTTTGATCGCCTTAGTTTGTCGTTGGTGAGGTTTGGTGAGGTTCGAGTCAAAAAATCGGCCCAACCTCACCACAAACCTCACCACTTTGTATGTCGAAGTAATGATTTTGAGAGTTGTACTGATCGCGTGATTTTTGGGAAGTTTGGTGAGGTTGGTGAGGTTTGGTGAGGTTTTTTTCACCCTGCGTCTATATCATTATAATTTTTTTGTACGTCTAGGGGAGGTATAAACCTCACCAAACCTCACCAATCCTCACCAAACGTCTCAATCTATAGTAGTTTCCACCTCCGAACTTGCAATCAAAAATGGTGAGGTTTGTGGTGAGGTTTGCTCGTTTTCGGGCTCTCTACCCCACCAAACCTCACCATTTTTTTGACTAATCTGACGGGCCGTCTTATCGCCGTCATTTTCGACAATTCCCGGGATGAGTGGTTGAAGCTTGACGAGATCCATGCGGAACCGGGTCGAGTTGGATCGCTCACCGGCCCGGACGATCCGTTTCCCGTTGCGGACGACGTCGATGTACTGGTTGAGGAGCCTTCCGAGCCTGGTCGCTTGAGTCTGTTCCGACTTGTCGGGCGAGACGAGTCCGGCTAGAAAGTCGTCCTCTTTCCAAAGTGTGAGAACCTCGGAGGCCTTGACCGACGAACCTTGGTGCATCATCCACCACCGGTCGTAGAAGTCGGCGAGGGCTCCCTCCTCGACGCTCGCGGTTACTCGGAGCTCCTCGATGTTCCCAAGGAAACCGGGGATCCCCGCGACCTCGAGGATCATGCCCATGGTGTTGCTCCACTCCTCGAAAGTTCCTAGGCGTCGGCCTTTGTACTGCCTCGGCGAGCTCGAGCACGGGCCACACTCCCGGATCCATTCCGTGACCATCTTGACGATGGCCGAGAGGATCGCCGGACGGTTCTCGGCGACCCACTTCTTGATGTTCGGGTGCCGGTAGACCGTCCTGTCTTCGGGTCGCTCGAGGCCTGAGTTGAGCCGGATCCAGGCCGTCCGTCGGAGGATGTCCCTCGAGAGTTCCGCGTTGTTGGCGGTCGCGACCCACGCGCAACGGATCGGAGCCCGGGCCATCTTCATAGAGCCGAGCATACGGTCAGTCCACGAGGTACCGGTGAGACACGCGGCGAGGGTGTCGGAGTCGACTTTGTGCGAGAGGTTGTCGAAGAGGAGGTAGGGAGCTCCGGAGAGGAGCGCGGCCCCGATCTTCTTTCTCCACTCCTCCTCGTCCCTCGATCCCGGCGTGACGATCACGGAAAGTCCTTGGGTCGGGATGAGGCAGACCTCGGCGCATAGGCTCTTACCTGTCCCTTGGACGGGAGCGTCGAAGAGATAGAGCGGGGTCGGCCCGACGATGGACGGCCTGACGACCGGGAGCACCATGAGGGAGACCGCGTGAGCGAGGTCGGAGTCGCCGTCGAAAGGAAAGTCGGCGAGCACTTCGGTCACGATGAAGTCGGCCGCGTCACGGGCCGACCCTTCAAACTCGGGTACGTCGCATCCTGTGAGGACGTAGGTCTTGGAGCTCGGATGGTAGCCGTTCAAGCCTGAGATCTCGCAACGGGCCGAGACCACGGGAGCGCGGGCCACGTTATAGATCACGGGGACGTCCGGCCATGAGTCGAGGTTGATGATGTTCTCGCCGATGTCCTTCGGTGGAAAGATGACTTTTCCTCCGCGTTTCCATTCGACGGCGGAGGCCATGACCCCTCGCATGGCGGTCGGAGTGAGCGCCTCGATCATCGGGTGTTCACCGTCGTTGACGACGACCCGGACGAGTTCCCCGGCCCGGACGTAGACCCTCGGCTCCTCCGTCCCTGAGTTGACGGCCTCGAGTGCCCGCGCGGTCACTTCGGGGAGACTCTTGTGAGCGACGTCGATCGCGTTGCTGAGGATGTCGTCATCGACATAGTCCTCGAGCTCGGCGGCCCGGTAACCGGCGACAAAGAAGTCGTCTAGCCCGCATTTTCCACCGTCTCCGAGATCCGGGAGGATGACCGCATGGACTTCCCTCGCCCCTCGCCTCTTGAGCATGGCCGAAAGCCTCGTGAGGGCCGACCTGACCGACGACTTGACCATGACGTCAGAGTCGAAGGCGATGAACACGGGACGGCCTTTGATCGCGATCCTGTCCCAATCGGCTAGCTCGAGGATCCCTCCGTCGGATCCTCGGCCGCGCCAATTCCAGACCCCGAGGAGGTCGATGCAAGTGATCCCGCGCATGACCATCGAGTCCGCTTTCTTGGATCCTTCGGTGATCCAAAGGGGAGACCCAGGATCCCCGAGAGATCCCCGGGCGGAGGGAGGGACGTCGATCCGGAGAGGTACCCCGTGCTGGGTCTCGTATTTGATCGGCTTCCCTGAGTCGTTGAGCCTGGGTTTGTGAGGGCGTATCTGATAGAGGTCGACCGTCCCGTCAACGGTATGGATGGGGACGACCAGGGCGGGAGCGAGGGCGGCTTGGAACTCAGGGAACCCGAGCGCGGTGAGCTCCGCGGGAGTCTGAGCGGTGAAGTACCCGCGCGACTCGATGACGGCCAAACTGAGCCCGGATCCTTTGACGAGGGAGTCCCGGTCAGAGTCGGCGAGGTACTTAGGCATCGATTGTAAACCTCGGTGTCCAAGGAGCAACGACGACCCCGCGGGACAAGTGCATTTGAGCGATGTAACCGGGGATCCTGTAACCTCGAGGAGGTTCAGGGACGACGTCGATGAAAACAGTGCGTGAGACGTCAAACCCTCGAGTTTTCACATAGGCCGGTTTGCCACAAAGGGAGCAGGTCACGGAGTTGAAATATCCCGGGTGAGCGTAAATGATGAACCGGTACGCACATTCCGGATCCGAACAAGCGGCCTCGAGGCCTTCATCCAGTCCGGTCACTTCACCCACCACTCCTCGAGAACCGGCTCCGCTTGATCCCTGACGAACTCGATGTAGACAAACCGTCCCGCGAGGCCCCTACATACTCTTTCGCCTCCCTCCGCTTCGAACGCTTCCCTATGGCGCTTGCGTTGAGAAAGTCCTCCCGCTTGGACAAAGACCGGCCCCGGGTTTTGAGGATCCATGCAAACGAGATCCGAGGCCAACTCCGTGTCGGCCCGCCTCGAGACGACCTTTCCCTTGACGAACGTGACCGAGTGCCGCTCGGACGTGATGATGATCCAACCTTTCGAGCGAACCCAAGCCTTAGCCGCTTTGGTCGTGAAGGCCTTTCCTTGGCTCCGTGGAGGCCGCACGGCCTTCTTGATGGCCTTGAGCTCGGCGGCTAGGTTTTCCGCGACGTGCTCGGCCGTCCTGGCTGACCTCCAATCATAGGTTTGTCTTTGCCACTGGTCAGGTTTATGGCGGAAGATGGGAGGGATGAGGAGGCCGTCGTCGTCTTTCCAACCTCGCGCCTCATAGTATTCGTAGGGAGTCTGTCCTTGATTCATGGTGTCCTGAGATAAAAAGGCCCGAAAGCGATCGCTTCCGGGCCGTGGTCTTTGCCCGATGAGGGCGCTTAGTCTATCACTGGGACGGACGCGGGAGCGCTCGTCTTTTGCAAGAGCTTGGGGACGCTCTCCGCCGGTTTGTCCTTGAGCGCGAGGATGATCCCGCCCCAATAATCGTCGCCGACGTCGCGGAGCCCGGCCAAGGTCTTGCTTAAGAGCTCGCTCGCATAGGCCGTCTGAGCGATCTTGATCCACTCGGCGGGCATGTCTTGAGGCGTCGGCCAATTCTTGCTCTCGGCCAACTTGATCAAGTTGGCGAGATGGGTGTCGGCCTTGACGGTCATGTTAGCCGCGGGAGGCTCGACCCAACAAGGATGAGCCTTGAGCTTAGGTTTCATATCGTCCCAAAGTTCCTCGATCGACTTCTCCGACTTCTCGCGTTTGGCCACGGGAACCCCGTTACCCTGCGAGTCGACGTGGAAAAAGTTGACCCAGGTCGGGTACTTGCCCCACTTGTTAGCCTCTTTGGATTGGCTCGCCTCGATCACGCATTGTTCGTCTTCCTTGAGTTGAAGCAGTCCCCACGCGAAGGAGATCGTCGTCCCGCTCGGGGAGTCGAATTTCCCGTCCATGTCGGAAAGCCAAGCCTCGACGGTGATCAGGCCGTCTTTGGTGAGGATGTCGGCCGACAAGTGTTGATAGGCCTTCTCTGAGGCGTCGTCGGGTTGGTACGTCCGGATCGTGATCTTCTTGAGCCGTCCGACGATCCTTGGCCGGACTCGGAGGTCTCCCTTCTTTTCGGATCCGGTCGCGATCTGACCTTTGTCGAACCGCCATGTCGGATTAAAGGGACGCTGGACTTTGACCTCGTCGTCGCCTAGGATCGTTTCGTCTTGGTTGATGGTTTCGTTACTCATCTTAGTTCTCGTTTCGTTTCTCGTTTTGGTTTCCCCGTCGCTTGACGATGTTACGGTAGGTTTCCACGCTCACGCCAAACTCGGCGCAAATGTCCTCGAGTGGCTCGCGCGAGGTTTTCACGCGAAGGATCAAGAGGTTCTCTCTCTCCCTGGAAAGCTTAGTAGGTCGCGGCATCGGGTTGGAGACATTATTTAGCCTCAGACCAATAAATGTCAAGGGTAGGGATTGACATTTCTTGGTCTGAGGCTAAATAATCCCGGCGAGGACACTCCATGGACTATAAACCGTGCTTTCTTTTCGCCGACATTGACCGACACGACCTCGAGCTCGCGATCCGTATCACGAGCTCGAGGCCTGAACCAGACTTCCCGATCCGCCTGAACCCGTTCCGGGAGCGGTTCACCGACAGGCTCAAGGCCGCGCGTGTCGCGGTCATCGAATCGAAATCCAACGGGGTTTGTCTCACCGAGCCCGCGCTCGACCTCGTCGTCCAAGCGGTTTACGTCGGAAAGAGCCTCTACGACTGGTCTGCGAAAATGGCCGGAGCCACTCCGGAAGAGATGCGCGGGGTCGCTCCTACGTTAGGCCGCGCGTTCAACCAAGTCCTCGAGGGGATCCCGAAGATCGCGACCGAAAAGGACATGTCCGACCTTTTCCCCGCGTTTTCGCCTCAAGCTTTGAAGATGGCGATGATGGTCGAGCAGATGCAAGAGGAGCTCATCCTCTGCAAACTCATGAAAACGGTCTATAAGATGGCCGAAGAGGTTCGGGTCAGCCAGGCGGTCAAACAGTGAGAGAGGGTTCGATCTCCTTCCGGGTCGAGGAACGGATCGCGACCGGGAATTACCAATGGGTCGAGCTTTGCGCGACGGTCAGCCACGTCCCGACGGACGCGACCGAAGAGGACATCGACCGGATGATGGGAGTCGCCGACGTGGTCGGTTTCAAACTCCGCGAGAGGATCCGGAACCAGATGGCCGCTGTGAGGTACGAGAACGTCCCGGCCGAGCCCGACGAGTCCGCTTTCGAACCCGCGCCTCCCGTTTCTCCCGATACTCCCGCTGACTGGACAGGACACGAGAAAAAAATCGTGATCGTTGACGAGTCCGGGAACGTGAACATCGAGACGGCCAAAGAGATAGCGAAAGAAGTCTCCGACTTCTTTGTGTCGTCCGTGAAAGTCGACCCGTCCGAGCTCGTCGGCGAAAACGAGGAGCATGACGAGTCTGGTTGGTCGGACTTGGTTCACAAGGACGGCTCAGTGACGTTTGAGATGAAAGAGTCCGGAGCCGTGATCGCTTCGGGGTTCATCTCGGCTCCCGGCGCCATGCTTGCATCCGAACCTATTGGCGCCGAGCAGGTGTTAGGGGACGACGAGGTCAAGATTCCCTCGAGGACGGTGACGGTAATCAACGTCGAGGTCGACCTTCCGGACTCAGGATGGTTAAAACTTCCGATGACCGAAGAGGGAGATCCAGGATGCGAGACCGCCGGTCAGTTGAAGGCCTTGAACACGGCTCTCTCTAACGCGGGATTTAAGGACAAAGCGAGGCACGAGGCGAGCTACGTCATCCTCCGGGATCCGGAACTAGGAGAATTCGAGATCGATTCGATTCCGAATTCTCTCCGCGACCTGAGCAAGGCTCACGCTTGCATCGTCCTCGATTGGTTTGAGAAAGCGACGTCGACCGACCTCTCGGTGATCCACAAACTCCTGACGTCGCCGAGCGTCGACCGGGAGAGGGCCAAGGTTCAACCGCGGCTCGAGGTCGAACCGGTAGCCGAAGGAGATCCGTCCAAGTGGATCCCGTGCGTCGCATGTGAAGGATCCGGAGAGAGATCGACGGGAGGCGTCTGTTACGCTTGCAAGGGCGAGCGTTTCTTTAAGGTTTGTCCCAAGTGCCAAGGGACAGGCAAGTATCCCGACCCGTTCGAGCCTACGCGCGGGGAGATCGAGTGCGAGTGCGACACGCGGGCCGTGCTCTCGGTCGACAAACCTGAGTTCAAACCGAAAAGCGTACCGGTCATCGAGGAGGCTCCCGAGGCCGGGACGATACAGGAGGACAAAGTGATCACCTTTTCACCAGGACAAAAATCCGCGATCGAGCGGGTCAAGAAAGCGATCCGCGCGGGAGAGGGCGGGATCTTCTTTCTCACCGGGAAGGCCGGGACTGGAAAGTCGACCGTGACGCGCGAGATCCGCGACAAGTTCAGGTCGGTCGTATTGGCTCCTACCGGCCTCGCCGCGGTCAATGTCGGCGGGATGACGGTTCACCGGTTCTTTGGGTTCCGAGGAGGGCCTCAGACGCGAAAACAAGGGAGCCTCGACCGGCCGAAAGCGGAAGTGCTCCGGAGGGCCGACGTCGTGATCATCGATGAGATCTCGATGGTTCGCGCCGACCTCCTCGACGCGCTCGAGGTCAAGATGCGGAAAACCATGGGGAACCGGAAACCGTTCGGCGGGAAGGTCGTCCTCGTGGTCGGGGACATGTGGCAATTAGAGCCCGTAGTGACCGACAAACCAAACTCCGAAGGGGTCAGCGAGCGAGACTACATTGAGAAGAGGTACCCGTCTCCGTTCTGGTTCGACGCTCTATGTCTCACGAACCCGAACAACCGGCTCCCGGGCCTCACCGTTGACGAGGAGGACGTCGACCTCCAAGTCGAAGTGCTTGAGCTCGAGGACGTGTTCAGGCAAAACGATCCCGAGCTTATCTCGGCGCTCAACCTCGTAAGGGTCGGAGACCCGAGCGGCATCGAATACTTCAACAAACGCGCGGGACTCCCCGTCCCGCGCGGTGACGTCGAGCCGGTCTATATCACGATGACGAACGGGAAAGCGGACACCGTCAACTCGAGCAGGCTCGCCAACCTTCCGTCTAAAGAACGTTGGATGTCGGCCGCTCAGGTCGACGGAGAATGGAAAGAGGACGAGTACCCGGCTCCGGCGTCTCTCATGCTCGGCGTCGGAGCCCGCGTGATGTTCACCAAGAACGGGATGTACTGGTGCGCTGAGGGCGAGGTCAATTACACCGGCGGCGAGCCTGAGACGTTCGTCAGCAACGGCGAGATCGGTACCGTCATCGAGCTCGGCGACGTCCCGACGGTGAAACTGAGCGACGGCCGCGTCGTCAAGGTCAGCCCCGTCCAATGGAAAAAGATCGAGTATGCGTACAACGTCGAGAAGGACGACATCTCCGAGATCGAGAAAGGATCCTTTACTCAGACCCCACTGAAACTCGCTTGGGCCATCACGACCCACAAGAGCCAAGGGCAGACGCTTGATTCGGCCGTCCTCGAGCTCGAAAAGAAGGCTTTCGCTCATGGCCTCCTCTATGTCGCCTTGAGCCGCGTGAAGTCCGTCGAAGGGCTCTACCTCCGCCGAAAGCTGAACCCGGCCGACATCGTCGTCCATCCCCGGATCCCGTCGTTCCTCAAAGGCGATCCCGCCGTGACACCCCCAAAAGCGGGAGCGGAGGTAGGGAGCCTTTTCGACTGATCCCGGAGCCCGGATCCTCATGGATCAACCCTCATGGAGGCCTCGTGGTCGTCCATGAGGCCTCCATGAGGGTTGGTTCACTACCAGATAGCCGGACGATCCGGCGGCCACATTTTCGACTTACCTACCTCCGATTTTCTCGACCGATACAAACACTATGGACACACCGTTCGACCTGACAATCCCGGGCCCGAAGGCTCGGGCCGCTGACGCGAGAATCAAGACGTCTCTCGCGTCAGCCTATAAGACAATATGCGACGAACTTCCCGAAAGCCGGGCCCGTTCTCTCGCCTTGACCAACCTTGAACTTTGCGGCCTATGGGCCGAGAAGTGCGCGAACCAATCGGATCCCGAAACCGAGGTCATCCGATGAAACCTCTTGGATGCGTGGTATTGATCGCGGTTATTTTAATAATCAGCCTTTTAGTATCGCTCGCCATGTGGGGACTGTGGGGAGTCGTCGTTCCTTGGTTCTTTCCTAACGCTCCAAGCAACATCGCTCATCCTCCGTTCCTTATTTTCTATGCGGCTAACACATTGATTAACCTCATGTTTAGCGCTTACCGAAGATCAAAGGACTAAACCATGAAACTCAGTGAAACCACTCCCATGCAACCTAAACATCACACCCTCAAAACTCTCGACACCCACTTTGACAAAGTCGCCTCCGGACAAAAGCTTTTCGAGGCGAGGGTCAACGACCGAGACTACCGGGAAGGTGACACGGTCGAGCTCGTCAGCGTCCTCCCGGCCTTCACCATGTCCGATCGCGCCAACGGATGCGCGACGGTCTACGACGACGACACCGAGC